CCGCCGAGGCAGAAAATAATGATGTCGATGATGTCATTGCCGCATTTGAAGCTGCATAAGCTGCCTGACGATGGGGGCGTGAGACACCCCCGAAACACCGCGCTATGCGGTGTCGCAGCGTCTCTGCTGTATTTTAACCAATGGGAGATCGTGATGAAACTGTCACAGTCAAAGGCTATTGTCGAAGCCTCAATCGACAATCAAATCAACCAATCATCAGGCCGTGATGCGTGTCGTGTCGTGCCGTACCTTGTCGGCGGTGCTGGTCTTGGTAAAACCTCAATCATTCAAGAGATTGCAGAGCAACGTGACCTAGACTGCAAGATCGTGAGCCTTGCCCAATACGATGCTGGCGAACTGGCTGGCTGGCTGGTCAATGATGGCGATGGGATGAAGCGGTTGCGTCCTGATTGGATGCCTAAAGATGGCGAGGGCATTCTGTTTTTGGATGAACTGCCACAGTCACCAGTGTCTAATCAGAATATTGCTGCTCAGATTGTCAATGAGCGGCGCGTTGGTGACCACCGCTTGCCTGATGGCTGGGCTATCGTTGCCGCTGGCAATCGCACCAGTGACAGGGCTGGCACTAACACAATGCCAACGCACCTGCGTGACCGGCTGATGTTCTTGGAAGTCGAGGCAGACCTCGATGACACTGTAAAATATTACAATGCCAAGGGCGTTGCCCAGCAGGTCTGCGCTTTTATCAGGTTCCGGCCTGAGTTCCTGCACAAGTTCGAGCGTGACGCTAATGCATGCCCATCACCTCGATCATGGGACAGGGTTTCATCGATCCTATCGTGGGGATTAGATGCAGTCTGCCAGACTGAGGCAATTGCTGGTCAGGTAGGACGCCCAGCGGCTGCTGATTTTATCGGCTTCCTGCGTGTGTATGAGGCAGTGCCTGATATGGATCAGCTAATCGCCAACCCTGATAGCGCGGTGTTGCCTGATGATCCGGCGGTACTCTATGCGGTGTCGTCAGCACTGGCATACAAAATGAGCAAAGCCAACGCTGGCAATGTGATCCGATACCTCAAGCGTTTACCTCAGCAAGAGTTCGCAGCTTTTGTGATCAAAGATGCTCTGGCTCGTGATCGTGATCTAAAAAATGTTGAGGCGGTACGCCAGTGGATCTTATCTGATGGCAAGCACCTTATCCTGTAAATTTGAGGGGGGCGGTTACGCCCCCTTCCAAAAGTTCAACTGCACTTTTCGGAGACAATCATGGAAGCAACCCAGAAGATCGCACGATCTAAGACAAAACTACTAATCAAGCATCCATTCTTTGGATCACTCGCACTGTCGCTGCATTTCGTACAGCAGCCCGATGGCGAGACGATGGCAACCGATGGCACAAAAATTCTCTGGTCTGAGGATTTTGTAGACCGCTGTAGTGAGGACGAGGTGACAGGTGTCATTGCTCATGAGGTAATGCATGTTGCCATGAAGCATATGCTGCGGCGCGGTGAGCGCAACCATGAGCGGTGGAACATTGCCGCTGACTATGTAATCAATGACATACTGGTTGACGCTGGTTTTACCCTGCCAGAAAATGGTCTGTTCGATGAACAGTACAAGGGCATGACAGCAGAAAAAGTTTACGATCAACTGCCCGAAGACCAGACCGATCAACCAGAATGGGGCGCGGTTATGGATGCCAAGGGCAAGGATGGTAAAGATCCATCACCCGCTGAGGCCAAGCAGATAGAGGCTGAAATCGATCAGCGTGTCTTTATGGCTGCCAATGCTGCAAAGGCCGCTGGCAAGCTTCCTGCGGCGATTGAGGGCATGGTCAATAAGATGCGTAGGTCTAAGGTTGACTGGCGTGATGTGTTCCATCGGTTCGTAGGTGGTGATCAGCCTGATGACTACACGTTCCGGCGTTGCAATCGTAAGGTTTATTATCAGCAGGGCATTTACATGCCAGCAATCGACAAGATCGGTGTCGGTGATGTGGTTGTTGCTGTCGATACCAGCGGCTCAGTCAATCAGTTTGAACTTGAGCAATTCGTTGGTGAACTAAACGCCATTACAGAAGAACACAAGCCCCGCTCTGTCACAGTAATTACATGCGATAGCCGTGTGCAGGATGTGAAACATTACTGTGAGGGTGAGGTCATTGACAAGATCAGTGCCAAGGGGCGCGGCGGTACGCGAGTGCAGCCTGTCTTTGACTACATCGAAGATCAGGGTTTACCTGTTGATAACATGGTTTACCTGACTGACATGGGCATTTGGGATTATCCCGATGATGCCCCTGATTACCCAGTGCTTTGGGTTTCAACCTATCCTGACTGCGATGATGCACCATTCGGTCAGACCACCCGCATTGAGGTTGAGGCGTAAGCCTCACCTCTCAACCTAACTTGGGAGACGATTATGAATATAGAAGAGTATAAGCACATGCGGTTTTTACTGACAGAAATAGATCGCTTTACAAAAAGTTGGAATGCACCCAATCAATGGGTGTGTCAGGCCATTACGCGCAGCCGTTACAATCTCGATGGTGAGGCAGAAGCTTTTCAAGACAGAATTGATGATCTGCAAAGAACAGGTGCCAAGGCAGCCTTCGACTACTTTGAAGGCTTGGTCTCAGCAGTCGTGATAATGAGAAGAGAAAGAAAAAATCGGCAAGAATATCACCCTGTCATTGAGCAAAAAGCAAAGTCAAAGGTGTATGCTGATAGAGTTTTATCCGATCTGTTCCAGCGGTCTAGGTTCGATGTTAACTCAGGTACAGCGCAGCTTGATCCGGCAGACGAGAAGACACCATCATACCGGCGTAGCAACGATATAACAGTGCCAATAAGCTGGTTTAAATTTGTATACGAAAAGGATCTGTATGCTGTTAAGGCTCCAGAGGGTATGAGGTTTACGCTCAGTGCCAAGAAAAGAGACATCAAGTTCCTCAGACAGGACAACATAGATGCCTATCGCGTTGTGCTTGTCGGAACCAAGGATGGCATAGCCTTCACTGAAGATCGCTGGCTGTTGGTTCAAGAGGGGTATGAGAAGCGTGTCCATGCTGTCGGCAATGATGTTGCCAAGGCTCACAGTCTTCTAAAGCGTAGAGTGAAAGCTGAAATACTTGACCAGCTTTTGGGTGACCTTTAACCTTAGAAGTTCAATAGAACTTATGGGAGAATAACATGAATATAAAACCTAACCTGACTAAGTTTGAGTGCAACGCTATTGATGTTGCGCTCGACAACCTGATCGAACAGCTAACCGATCCATACAGCAAAGACAACCGCGAGAAATTGCAGTGGTCTTTGTCAGCGCAAGTGGCAGTGCAGAGTGCTGTTGAGGACAGCATAGAAGACTATGCCGATGGGCGTGTTGATATCGGTTATGCTATCGCTAGATGCTCAGAGATTATGAGCGTCAACATACAGCCTAACAGTACATTCGACAGCATGATTATGCGTAAGATGTTGTGCGAGTTTATTGACGAGTTAACAAAAGCTAAGGGAGAATGATATGATTAGCTGGCATACTGCACCTGAGTACAGGTATCGTGGCGTGGTTTACATGCCTTATGTTGACGAGCAGCACAATGAGGATGGCTCGCTTGATGTTCGGAAAGTTTTCCATGACATCTATGATGAAACAAAAGTGGCTGGAGATTACGGGGTTGTTACCCCGATATTCTCTGCCGATCATTCGCCGTACAAGTTTATGACTGAGGATGAGTTTCAGTATCATGTTGATATGATGCTGCATGAATGCCCTCACTGCGGCAGAAGTTCAATCAAATAACATGGAGATGAGACAATGTATTGGACGGAAATTAATGTTTGGTATCAAGCTGATGGCAGAAGGATTGATCATCACGCTGTGTTTGAGGGGAAAACTATTCGGGAATTATCTAGCGCAATCCAAAGATACAAACGATTTACTCTTGAGCCTATGATAATTTCAGAGGAAAGGTTTAACGAGCCTAACAGAAACGGTTATTCTGGAACTGATAAAGGTCATGGCGCTGATGAAATTTTTTACGCTCCAGCCATAAAGGTTTTTAATGGGAAAAAGTTTCATGGCTTCTATTACTTCTGGAACTGCGGGATAAATAGATATGACGCTTCAAGACATTGGATTTTTAAGGATGTCAATAAGCTTAACGATCATGTCAACACCCCAAAAAAGTATTGGCCTTATGACACCGAAAGCACAATCTATAAAAATACTTATGGAGATAGGTCATCATGAGAGATTACATTCAGTTCACCGCCGCACTTATGCTGATGGCTGTAGGTGCTGGAACCTTAGAGACTGCCGGATCAAGTATGCTGCTTGGCACTTTACTTCTATACGGCGGATCGATATGGTTATGTTATGCAACTGTACTTCTAGCGCGGAGAGGATCATGAATTTAGACGAGGCTAGGAAAGCTTACAATTTAGAATGTAACAAGGTGGGAAAGGTTCCCTTGCTTGTGACATCATTATCTTATGACAGGATCAGCGAACAATACACATTGTCAAACTCTAAGGATGGTGACTTTGCTGATCTTGATGCTGGCGGGAAAGTCCTGCGTATGCATTGGAACACTACCGGCTAGGGTGTAGCGGGTTAACGGTAGGTACAGGACGCCGTTGAGTCCAAGATCAGCTACACCCATACTCCTCTCTGGGTCTTGGATATCCTGTAAAAAAAACCACCCTTGTGAGCGGGGTGGTTATAGGGGGTAGCACTGGCAGGTGCTGCCCCCTTTTTTATTCCTGCTTTGCTAGGCACTCGACAGTGGCTGCTGCATAGCCAGCCTTATCCAAGAAGCTATCGTAATGCTCTGGCGTTTCCACAAGCCTAGCAGTTTTAACTGCATCCATACAAAGCCCCACCTCTATAGGCGTGACCTCTCTGTCTAATATAACTGACCATAGCTTTGCGATCCTAGTAAAGTTATCAAGAGGTGAGCCGTAATGATCCCCCCTTGCGTCAATGATTTGTGCTGCCTCTTCCAGCAATATCTTTCCCCTTCTCATCTTTCCCATTCCTTATAAAACATGTTAATCCCCGCCACTATTTTATCGACACCATCATTCCACAAATCTTTTATCTGCTCTTTAGTCAGAGCCTTGTCATCCAAAATGTTCACTAGAACTTTTGCGAGATCAGTTCCCGCCACATTAGATACCGACTCTATGCAGCAGCTAATCTTTTTTCGCTGCATAAATTCTTTATTGGTCGGCTCCCTCTTTCCCAGACCTGTTACCCTTGGCATGTATGACGCTGCCTTAACGCCCGACATGTTGGCTTTATGGTAATCTGATGCCAGCCTGTCGATCACCATGTACTGTTCAACAGACACAATCTCATCGTTCAAAAGCTTGTCCAAAACATTCTGGTCAATCACTTTCAATCGTAGGGAGTGGCCCTTGCCAAGGAACTCTGGCCTCAGTGTGCAATGGTTGGACAGGTTTGGCGAACCGAAGTCTGACTTTGTACTACTCAAAACGGAATGTCCTCCTTTGCCTCAGCGTAGGTAGTGGGAGACAGCATCTCATCGTGGTATCCGGTGTGATATGTTGATGTTGTCCTGTCAAAAAACAATTCTGTTTGACCTTGCTTGCCAACCCAACTGAACCTGCACTTCCATATGTGTATCTCTGATCCAGATGTCTCCGGCTCAGGCCGGTGAACCGACAGGCCAACGTCTGCCTTGGCAAACCAAGCAGCCGATCCAGATATATCATAGCCCTTTGGTACAGGAACCTTGCCATCCTGACCACGCAACATCTTTGTCGGGTGTGCCACAAACCACAGATGAATGCCATGTGCCTGAGCAAACACGCGAAGCTGCGTTAGCATATCGGAGATCCAATCGGTCTCGCTCTGGTCGCCCTTGGTCTTGGCGATGTAGTTGTACGGATCAATGACCGCACCCCTGATGCCGTGCCTAAGAACAGCAATCTTTAACCGCTCGACAATGCTTTCAATGGTGGACTGAGATCCATCAGCTTGGTACAGAAAAGAAAAGTGCGCTTGAACAAATTCCTTTCCTCTCTTCAGCTCCTCAGTTGTCATCCTTGGTGTAAGCCCAGTGAAGAATGGTTTTCTAATATGCTTGCTTGCCATCTTTGCGATATGCAAACGCGGTTCGTTCTCGAAAGAACATAGAGCAAACTTCCAACCCTTTGATTCCGCTAGGTTAACTAGTATCTGATCTATAAATTCAGACTTACCTGATGACGGATGCCCAGTGACAACGGTAAGCTGACCATCAACGACAGTATAAAGTTCATCCACATTTGGATAGCCTGTGCTTTCGCCCTTGCCCATTCCCTTTTCAAAGATCTCGTCAACCTCTTCATAGAAATGCTCCGCATCATACAAGCCAGAGACAGGCCAAGGCTTACAGAATGCTGCCAGATCATCAAGCTTTTTCTTTCCATGCTTGGTGAGTACATCGTTGGCATCCTTACAATCATCAGGCCACTCAACTTTCCAGCACCTGTCCTTACCGATACGCCGTGCCATCTCTTCTGCCATAGCCTGACCGGCACTGTCTCCATCTGTAGCGATAACAACTCTGTCGGCTTTGTCTATTTGTTTCTTTGCGTTCCACAGGAACTGAAACTTGTTGTCTTCATGTGGGTCTATCTTGCCATCAACAACCTTCATGACAGCACCATTCGGCACTGACACAACGCTCTTATAACCGCACTCCAAGAACGAGAGGACATCCATCTCGCCTTCACAGATTATCAGCCAGTCGTTGCGATCAACATTATCAATATTGAAAAATGATTGTGGGCTACCACTGCAAGCAAAGCCCTTCTCGCTCAGTGATCTAATCTTTGCAGCGTAGTTCTGCCCCTGATTTGTGTAGGGGAAAACAAGACACTCAACCTCTCTACCCACAGCATTGATGTAGTGGGTTGTGGATTTGAGGCCAGCCGACTCCGCTGTTGCTTTTGATATGCCACGCTCAGAGAGATAATCAACTGCATTCTTGGACAGGTTGTCCCAATCTCTCTTTACGGCAAGCGGCATGGCCTTCTCCTTTTTTATTGGTTGGATGCGATCCTCAATAGAGATCACGCCAGACTGCTGGCAGTGCCAACACTGGTACATGATGCTATCCATTTCGATCTTGATTGAAAGTGTCTTCTGGTTTTTCTTCTTGCGCTGCGACTCACAGCTTGGGCAGTTGATCTTGTGCTGCCCACCCCCAAGCTTTATTGCTGCATTCCTCAGTGATGACTTGTCCATAGTGCCTCCCTATGATGTACAATACACACCATTATGTTAAACAGTGAGCATTGTCAACACTGAAATATTGAGCCTGTCGGAAGGTTACTAGTTATATATATATAATATTATACTAGTAACTTATAACTAGTAGGGTAGTTACACTAGTAGTTTATAACTAGTTGCCTTGTCGCTCAATAGCATCTTTAAGTTTTCTTCCAATAAATCTTGCGATGGCTGGCTTGCTTTCGAGTATCTTGTAAAAATGTTTTTTTGTTTGCTCAGGGTGGAGCGCGGCAAAGTCACAGACATCATCAAAGTCTGGTGTCTCAAGCCATGTAATGACAGCAACCTTATTCCTCTGGTCGTCCAGATACGCATCCGAAATAGCTTGGGATATTACCTGTCTCCAGAGGCGACACTCTGATGATTGTTCTTGGGTTCCCCCGATCCAATCCCCAGTATATATGCTTCTCTTTGACCTGTCTGTCATTCTCGTAAATCTTTCCTTGCATGCAGTCGAGTATCAAACTCTCATCCAGATCAGGTCTTCTGGTTGAGTAGTAAATCAACATCTCCACACACACATCACATGTAAAAAGTTTATCTAGCCTGACGCACTGGGCATCAAACATCTTAACATAGTTTCTGGCCTTGTCTGATTTAATTGAGGCTGGCCTACCTCGTATGACTACAAACTTCCTGCTATTGGCTTTCGATGCTGGCTCACCAACGATTGTGAATAGATGTGTCGGCCTTGTCATAGCACCCCCAAAAAAAGTAGTTGACTGTATGGTTAGCCGTGGTATCTTATGGTCTAGGAGGACGTTATGAAAATAACTAACATACACAATCTACCAAATGCATTTGTTGAGTTTGCCAGAAATGACAAATACAGTAAAGGCAAAGCTGATATATCAGCGACAACATTAATCGATAGCCCAAGGGTTAGGCTTATGCGTGAGCATTACGCTCAGGATAGGGCTGTTGATGTAGCGGATATGATCTGGCCTTTGTTTGGCACTGCCGTTCATCACATACTGGAAAGCGATAAGTCTGATGATGTTATACTTGAGGAAAGATTGTATTCCGTTGTAAACGATTGGACTATATCTGGAGCTATTGATCACCAAAAAATTAGCAGGACATCTGTCGAGATCACAGACTACAAATGCACTAGTGTTTGGTCTGTCATTCATGGCAAGCCTGAGTGGGAGAACCAGCTTAATGTCTACGCTTACCTAGTCCAAAAGAACAAGGGGCTAAAGGTTAGCAAGATACAGATCTGTGCCATACTGAGAGACTGGAATAACCGTGACGCACAATTCAAGCCTGACTATCCAAAGGCTCCTGTTGTGCTGGTTAATATACCTATTTGGTCAGAGGAAAACCGCATCGACTACATCAAGGAGCGGGTGCAATTGCATCAGGATGCACAGATGAATTACGACTTGGCACAGATTTTTCCACCATGCTCAGATGAAGAGACATGGAAAAGGGATGATGCTTGGGCGGTAAAGAAGAAAGGTTTGAAGAGAGCCATGCGCGTATTCGATAACGAGGCAGAGGCTAAGGATTTTTCTGAGGCACAAAGCGTTGCAACAGAAATAGAATACCGAGCCGGAGAGCCGGTAAGGTGTAATGGCAACTACTGTGGAGTTGCTGAGTTTTGTTCACAATTTAAGGGAGAATAGAATGAGTGAAGTGTGGAAAACTCTTTCACTGATTGATGTGTCTGATCATACAGAGGAAAAGAATGGTCTTACATATCTGAGTTGGGCTTGGGCTTGGGGCATAGTGAAAGATCATTATCCTTCTGCTAAGTACACCAAACACCTACATGATGGGGCGGGTGGCTCTCGCCCCTACATGCTGGATGAAAACGGATACGCCTTTGTTACTGTATCGGTTGACATCGAAGGGCATAGCCAGACTGAGGTCTTGCCTGTCCTTAATCACGCCAACAAAGCTGTATCAAATCCAGACAGCTTCCAAGTAAACACTGCCTTACAGCGTTGCCTTGCTAAGTGCTGTGCCATGCACGGCCTTGGGCATTACATATACGCAGGTGAGGACTTACCCAATGGGGCTGAGGCCAAGCACACTATCACTTCCGCTGATGGAAAGAAGGAAGAGGTTGAGGGTGTGAAGCTGGTAGCTGAGGTGTTTAATACCTTCATCCCTGATTGCCAGACAATACCAGCACTAAGAAAGTTCTGGTCAGATAATCAGGGCGCAAGATCCGCCTTGGAGAAGGGTGATAAAAAACTTTACGAAGAAGTTCTATCGAACTTTAAGAAACATGCAGACTCGCTAGAAACAAAAGGAGAAGCGGCATGAATGACTATCCACCATCAGGAGTCCTGTTCCAGAACGACAGGAAGAAGAATGAAAAAAGTCCAGACTACACAGGACAGCTTGAACTTTCAGACGAGGTTGTGAATGACCTTGTTGAGCAAATGAGCAGGGGTGTGACAAAGCCCAAGGTCTCATTGATTGGATGGAAGAAAGTTAGCCAGAAGACTGGCAAGCCATTCCTTTCATTGCTTGGTAACGCATATGAGGAGCGCCCTAATGGCGCTGCTCAACAGCAGCCACAGAAACTTGATGACAACATTCCGTTCTAAACGAGTTAGGTCAAAGAAATATCTACAGACCCTGCGAGGGAGACCGTGTTTGGTCTGTGGGTATGGCGCAGAGGCGCATCACATTATGTTCGCAGAGCCTAACGCTATGGGAATGAAGGTTGGAGACAACTGGTGTGTGCCTCTGTGCCACTCTTGCCACATGAAGTTACATGCTTTTGGTGATGAGAGAACTTGGTGGGATCTACAGGGGGTCGATCCAAAAGAGTGGGCTAAATTAAATTGGGAGAAGTTTAATGGTAGGAGCGATTGATAATGTAGCTAAGGCTATATCACAAGCTCAGGAAACCTTCGGCACATACCCAGTGCCGCCTGAGTTCCTTGCGGAAAGGGCTATACTCGCTATGAGATACCCAACAGATGAGATGATGAGGGTATTTGCGGCCTTACCTCAACACCACAACAGGCTTGATATGTGGTGTGCCATGATTGATGTGGCTTTGGGTAGGGTTAAATTGGTTGAGGAGACGGTGGATGAAGAACGCGGCTGACATGACTGTTGAAGAGTTTGGGCTTGAGTTAAAGGCTTTGAACGAAAAGGTTCTTGATTACAATGCCCAGTTTAAAAACGCAAAGGTGGACAAAAGAAAGTTCCCAAGAGAAACAAGGCATTATCGAAATGCAAGGCGTGGAAACTTTCAAGGCAGCAGTAACTGGTTAACTTTAAATCCATCTATGCATAGTTCAAGGAACTCAATAGTGAGACAGGCCATAAATGGTTTGAATGAGTTAAGGAACAGCGTCAACACTGGTACTAAACAAAACATTTCGAGGATAGAAAGATGAAACAACTAAAGGAAGAGAAAGACCTTTGTTACTTTCCCACAAAGGGTCTTTGCCATTTGTCAAAGACACTGCCGGAAAAGTTTTTCCCTGACAATCCTGAGAACGTATTTCGTCAGGAGATGATTACTTGGGTGAGAACTGACAGCGGTATAAAGCGCATGACGCATGTCAGAAATTTCACTGACAGAGATCATTACGATGAAAGAAAGTCAGAGTTCTTTTTAACGGAGAGTCCACATGGAAAATGATGACGTTGATGTTAGGAGTGCAGCGGTAAACTTTGAGGCTGTTAAAACATCAATGTCTCAAAGCAAGCAGGGAACCATACTGAGACTTGCCCTGCACCCAAACGAAGTGCCGCCCAGCCTTCACACTGATTGGGTAGGATCTAGATACATGGTGGCGATGGTCAAGCTTAACGATGAGGAC